CCGCGCCCGGTTTCCTAGGCCAAATTTAATTAAAAAAGAACCTATCCCGAGAGGGGGGGGGTTTGCCCCTGTTTTTGTGGGGTCAATCGTCATGGCGGTGGGTGTTAAGCCATTGAAACCGGTCACCGGTTTGAGGCCGGTGCCGGCTGACAGCTCCCCAACATTTTTGAGCGCGATGAAGATCACGGCTTGAAAAGGAGGTGCTGGCGCTGTCAAAGGGTTGTTTGCTCATTGCTTTGGTCGGTTGCGTTTTCGTTTTGTGTTCAGCTTTGCGGTCGCCCTGAGCTGGGCAGCGCGATAGATTGATCGTGTGGCGTGATTGCGCTGAGTTGTGCCGCGCTGTTTAAACTCGATACTGATGTCTGTAACGTACTTATTGACCTCCTGCTGGCTCACGCGCAGCTCATCAGCTAAAGCCCTTATTGTGCGGCCGTCTAGCAGATCAGGGCGATAAACGTAGCATAAGGCAATGAAGCGGCGGTAACCTGTGCGAAGGTTGGCGTGGCCGTGGAGCGTCTTAGGGGCCTTGGCATGGCGGTGGTCTGACAAGCAAAAGGTTATCAGCCAAGCCAGCGTGCTGGCAAACACCTCGGCGGCTACCTTGTCAGGGCACTCGGCCTGCGGCTCGATTGCGCCCCAATCAAAGTGTTCACTCTCAGGGGGTGGTGGCGGCTCATTCATGCCAGCCGTGGCCTAGTCTAAAGTGCCCTTGAAATTGGCGGTCAATTCAATCCATGCTTGGAGGAGCCTTTCGTTTTTCTCCATTTGCTCGGCACGTTCCTCCTTGGTGGTGGATAGATCAAGCCGCATTTTTGCGAGTTTATCGTGCGCCTCTTTGTAGTCCCTCCATGCTAAATCAATGGCTGGCCGGGTGCGGGGTATCATGCCGGGGCGCCTCCCGGCCACGCCCACACTATGCCGCGATATAATGCCAGCGATACAAATATCGCCGTGCCTATAATGAAAGCAATAAAGGCGAGGAACAGGGCCCAGCCTATGAGCTTGGTTAGCATGGTGAACAAAAGCCCATGCTCGTCTTTCATTTCTTCCACGACTTCAGTGGTGGTGGGAGGTTTATTTTCTTCAGTCACTATTTTTTTATTCCTTATATGGCATCCTTGGCCGGGTTTTTTCTCCTTGTTTGCGTCCGTTCAAAACATTTCGCGCCGTGTCAATGACTGCTTGGCGCTTGAGTTTTTGCCTCGCCAAAAGCTCGCGGCATTGTGCCAGCGCTTCGGTTTTGGTGGGTGGTATGGTTTCAATCTCTCGCACTGTTTTGCGAATCAATGCATTGACCGCCTCGATTCTATCCTCGGCTTGTACGCATTCGTCGCAAAAGAATCGGGCCGTGAAGTCCCCAAGGCCCTCGATTTGCTCGGTGCGGTCGTGGCACAAGCCGCAATGCTCGCAACTGGCGGCGGTGGTGTCCTTGAGTTTGTAAAATGTCAGGTTTGTGGCCATGAGAATTCAGTGGTTACATAAACGCCGGCCGAATTGCCGCTTGGGGTTGGCCGCTTGCCGTGTTTGAAAATCAGGCCCTCTTTTTTTAGCTCCGTAAATCGCCCGCTAACGGCGTTTGGTGTCGTGCCTAGTAGTTCGGCTGCCTCGTGGACCGTTAAGCCCGTCAGGCCCGCTTTCTGGATCAATGCGAGCACGTGGCGCCGCCTATGCGATAGGCTGGGTAATAGGGTTTGAAAGGCGGCCACGCTTTCGGCGTTTCCTCGGTGCCTGTTTTTGCAAATGTCGGTTTGTTGGCGGTCGTCACATTCAAAGCAAATTCGTGAGCCGTCTGGGAGCGTTTCCCAAACATGGCCGCCGGCGCTTTTGCAAATGTCGGTTTGGTGCGTCATTTAATTCTTGATAATCATTTGCTCGTGCTCGGCGGTTGCCTCATCGTGCAATTCGTCTGGCGATTTGGGCGAGCCATCAGCGTGCGGAAATAAAACGGTTTTCCAAACACTCACCTCTGTGTTATCTAGTCTAAATTCTACCTCGTAGCTCCCCGGCACGATTGTTTGGCCTAAATCATCACCGTTGGCGTCGCATTTGTTTTTCATAGATTTGCTGTCTGCCTTTGTAGGTCTTTGATAATTGTCTCGGTGCTGTTGTTGCCTTGCGGCATTTGAAGCCGGCCATCTGCGTTGACTCCCCACTCGGCGGGGTCATCATCATAGCGCCCCTGCCTGAACCATGTGCCGGGGTGGGGGATAAATCTTTTTTCAACTTTGGCGGTAGCCTTTGCAAATGCCTTGACCGCCTCGTGTAATTCTTCAAAGCCCTTGGCATCAATGGCGGCCCTGATTGGTTTCTCGGCGTCCTTGCGTCCTACCTTGCGAGGGTATGATTCATAAATCACACACCACCGCGACGCGGTGTTTGTTTTCTTTTCTATTCCATTCCCTTCTATTCTATTCGCCGCCGCTAATCTCCCAACGTCCGCCAACGTGTCGGCAGATTCTCCCAACGTGTCGGCAGATTCTCCCGGCGCCGGCTTGGCCATGAGCCAGCCCGCTTTGCAAAGGTGCGGCAATGCTGCCTTGAAAATTCGCTCTGGTGCCCGTGTCTTGACTGCCATTTCCGCGGGCCCATAGGGGCGCCCGTCGCTAGAGGCTAACGTGCCGCGGATCGCGCACCGGCTGGCCAGTTGCACCATCAGAATCCACGCCGCGAAAATTTCGGGGCCGCCCTTGTGTTGCATCAATGTGGCATAGGCAACCGAATCATGACTGTTCGGGATTGGCACCCAGCCCAACACCTTGAGCTTGCGGCTCGATGCGTTTTCAAATAGGGTGGCCCAATCTTTCACCACGTAGGTCATTTTGCTTTTGCAATGCTGGCGGCTTTCTGTGATTTCTTGACAACGCCGTGCAATAGGCTTTCGAGTTCGGTTTCCAATGCTTTGCCCTTGAGCCCGCTCGCGGTCTTGAGTAAATCTTTCAGCTTTCCTTTCGGCACATCGCAGATTTGAACAAATTCATGCGGCAAAATGCTGTGCCGTTCGTTCATCCTGTTGAATAGTTTTTGAGGGTTCGCAATCTCTGAAACCTTGGCGCCGGCCCGGAGCATAAAGCCGGGCACCGCGTCCGGGTCGGCTGCCATGACTTCCTTGGCCTTGGATCGAATGGCCTTGATAATTTTCTCGGCGGTGGCGCACGTGTCCAGCAATTCAGGCAACCGCTCCAGCGGGATCACCGCGGCATCAACCTCGGTCAGTGACTCGGTGAGGGCTGCCGCTTCAGGGCAATCGGCTTTTGCTTTGCAATACAGGCATTGTTTCGGACCGGGGCGCCGGGGGGCGCCGGGGGTGTAGGCCCCATTGAGAATTTTTTCCAGCTCGGCGCGGGCGGCGGTCAGGTCGGCGGCATGGTATCTGACCACGCTCAACTCTGGCCGAATTCGTGGCTGAATTATGGCCGCCGTGATTTCGTTCACGCTTTCGTAATTCTCGGCCACCAGTACGGCAAGGCACCGCATTTGCAAATTGTGGGTGGCGTCGATCGGATCGAGGTAGCCAAACTTGAAATCGTAAATCAAGGCCCGCTTCCCATCCACCACCAGACCATCAAATTGACCGCTGACCGTGCCCCCAAGGCCGCGCAAGCGTTTCTCACGCTGGTGGTTTATCTCGACCCCGGCCAGTGTGGGCGCCATGTGGTAAAAATCATTTATCAATTCATCTCGTAATTCTGCGGCCTTCACGGCCAGCTTGATTTCTTCATCATCGTCAAGGGCGTCAATATTGCCGACTTCAAGCGCGGCATGGATTCGGGTGCCGGCCTCGGCCAATGGATTGGTCTGCCGGGGCTTTCCTTTTTCGGCGTCATGGCTGCCGGGGCATAGGGCCACTTTCGGCACGCCGCTTGCCGATACGTTGCCGGCTCTCGGATCAATCAATGTTGTTTCTTCTTTCATCGTTTTTTTAATTAATTAGCGCCGGCGGGGGGTATACGTTGATGAGACTCCCGCCGGCGCCGGGGTCACGACAACCCCCTTGCGCAAGGTCTTTTAATCATTTGCGGCCACTGGTTCGCTTTCTTTATTTTCCATCTCGGCGCCGGGAGGTGCGTCATCACCGAACAGCTCCAGCTTTTTGCCGGGCTCGATTTCACCCATGACAGGCGCGGGCGTGGCGTCATCTTCTTCAATGGTTTCTGACTCAAACGTATCATCAGCATAACCGGCAAAGCCAAAGGCCACGCGCACGCATTGGCTGAGTGCCTTGTGCCTTAACATTCGAAAAGGGTATTGCCGCCATGGTTCTGAATTGCGTTTGCATTCATCATAAAATTCCGTAATGACCACGGGATTCTCCCGCCCCTTCACCCAAATTGTGCACGCACAAGAAAACGGGTTTTTGTTATCGTCAACCTGATAGGCAAAGCTCACGCCGTTCATTTTGGGGTGCTGGTTCATTATCTTGATCCAGCCGTCAATTGAGATGACGGGCACAATGCCCCCGGCTTTGGCCGGGAATGCATAGATTTCTTTCTGTAGCGGGTTGAGTTTGTGCTCGTTGGCCACCACGACCAGCGTCATCATTTCTTCATCATTGGCCCCCTTGAAAACTGTATTTTTCAGGGTCGCGTGGAGCTTCGCCGGCTCAAGGTTCATGCGTTCGGCCATCACGGCCAAGGCGCTGTCTTTTTTTCCAGTATCCATTTATTTTTTTGGTTTTGTGTTTCGGGTTTGGGTTTTGCTTCTTTTCAAGTCTTTGGTGGTTTTCATGAGGTTCATGCGTTGTTCGCTCAGGATGGAAGTCAAACACGGCTCGCAAACGTAGCTCGCGGGCGCCGGCCGATCAGCGCACAATATACAGCAATCCATATCTTGTTCAATTCTTTGCACTGGATAAAAACTCGTTAATGCTTTCGAGGGTAATGCGTGAGCAATGCGGGCCGAGCTTGATCGTTTGCAGTTTGCCATCGGCACAAAGTCTGCTGACGAAAGACGGGTGACAGTCGAGGATTTTAGCGGCCGTCGTGCGCTTGACGACTTGCGCCGACTCGACCTTGGCGGCGAGGTGGTCAATGATGTTTGCATCAGTATTTTTTTCGGGGTCCATTCTTTTGGCGGTTTGGATATTATGACGGGTTGCGAATCTGGGCGAGAGGTTTTTGCCCCTATGCAATTGACACGGTTTACACCGGGTTATCCCCAATAACCCCCCCCCAGAATTGTCACGGCCCGCCCGCTTCTGAAAAAAAGAAAAAACAGAGGCTTTTGACCTCTCAAAAAAAAGGCCACCGGTTTGCTTCCAAAAAAAGAAAAAACAGAGGGTTTTGACCTCTCGAAAAAACAGAGGTCGTTTTGCTTCGAAAAAACAAAAAAACAGAGGCTTTTGACCTCTCAAAAAAACGGAGGCCGTTTTGCTTCCAAAAAACAAAAAAACAGAGGCTTTTGGCCCCTCGAAAAAACAGAGGTCGTTTTGCTTCGAAAAAACAAAAAAACAGAGGCTTTTGGCCCCTCGAAAAAACAGAGGTCGTTTTGCTTCGAAAAAACAAAAAAACAGAGGCTTTTGGCCCCTCGAAAAAACAGAGGTCGTTTTGCTTCGAAAAAACAAAAAAACAGAGGCTTTTGGCCTCTCAAAAAAACGGAGGTCATTTTGCTTCCAAAAAACAAAAAAACAGAGGCAAAAACCCCCTCGAAAAAAAGGCCACCGGTTTGCTTCGAAAAAACAAAAAAACAGAGGCAAATCAGTGCCCGAAAAAAAGGCCGGCGTTTTGCTTCGAAAAAACAAAAAAACAGAGGCTTTTGGCCCCTCAAAAAAAAGGCCGGCGGATTTAGTCCAAAAAATGCCCAAAACACCGGAAAACCCCTGTTTTTGGGGGGTTTTGGGGGGTTTTGGGGGGTTTCAGGGGGTAAAATTGCAAATGTGTTTGCCTCAAAATAAAGCATTTTCAGAGGCAAAAACCCCCTCGAAAAAAAGGCCACCGGTTTGCTTCCAAAAAAAGAAAAAACAGAGGCTTTTGACCCCTCGAAAAAAAGGCCGGCATTTTGCTTCTGAAAAAAGAAAAAACAGAAGCAAATCAGTGCCCGAAAAAACGGAGGCCGTTTTGCTTCCAAAAAACAAAAAAACAGAGGCAAATCAGTGTCCAAAAAAACAGAGGTCATTTTGCTTCTGAAAAACAAAAAAACGGAGGCAAATCAGTGTCCAAAAAAACGGAGGTCATTTTGCTTCGAAAAAAAGAAAAAACAGAGGCAAATCAGTGTCCAAAAAAACGGAGGCCGTTTTGCTTCCAAAAAACAAAAAAACAGAGGGTTTTGACCCCTCAAAAAAACGGAGGCCGTTTTGCTTCCAAAAAAAGAAAAAACAGAGGCAAATCAGTGCTCAAAAAAACAGAGGCCGTTTTGCTTCCAAAAAAAGAAAAAACAGAGGCTTTTGACCTCTCAAAAAAACAGAGGCCGTTTTGCTTATTACGCGGCCCGCGTCGCCTTGACCGTTTCCGGTTTGCCCAACAGGCTTGCGGTGATGTCCTCATATTCTGGATATGACACCATGGCCTCATAGGTTCCCTTGGTGGTGCCGTAATCGGCGTGGCCAAGCACGTGCATCACCTTCACCAAGTCCCCGGTTTTGTCTGCGATTTGAGCGCCAAACCATTTGCGCATTTCGTGGCAGCATTGGCGCCGGGTCCAGCCGTGCGCCCTCATGTAGTTGGCGACCGCATGGCCAAGGTGGTGCGCCCTGAATTCATGGCCGCCGCCGATGACGTAGGTGGGGCTCGTTTCCATTTCGCATAACTGCCGGTAAAGTTCCGCGCTCAATTTGACGGGCCTTGACCGGCCGCTTTTGGTGCCCTTGTTCGTGCCGTTTGATTCCACCATGATCTGAACCATTGACGGCATCTCGCTGATTTGGCTCCACATTAGAAAGCGCAATTCGTCAAGCCGCAAGCCCGTGTCAACGGCGATCATGAAACCTTTCCACACTTCAGGCTTTTCGGCTTTCAGTTTTTCAAGGCCGCCCCAGAGCTTGTCCATGGTGCGCCGGTTGGGGAGCTTGTACGGGTGCGGCTCTGGCGCGATGAATGTGAAAGCGTGGGTGAATTCCCGCAGCGAATCGGGCAACCGCATATCAGTGTAGATTCCAGACACCGGGCAAATCAGGTTTTTAGTCAGCCGGCTTTTTTCTGCGAATAGGGCGCGGGCCCGGCGAAGCTCCGAAGCTATTGAGCGCTTGACGCGCTCCATGTCCAGCGTGTTCAGCTTTCCATTTTTGGCTTTCAGGTGGGCGGGCCGATCTTCAAAGCCGTAAATCTTCGGCCCTTCAGCTTTGCGCAATCTCACGTAGTCGGCCACGAGTTCCTTTGTCAGCACGTTGGCCGACAGATTCGCCACGGCGTCCTTGCGCCGTTGGGCCGCCTCGGCCGAGCCGGCAACCTTAATGGCCTTGAATTCTGCGCGGCGCCTGTTCTTTGGATCAACGCGGGTTTGGCCCTCGTTCATTGTCGTTTTGATATTCAGAGCCAATGCAATGACCCGCGTGAATTCGGTGACGTTTTGGCGCCGAGTCGATTCCTTCAAATTTTGGGTGCGGTCGTGGGTTTCATATCGTTCGATGATGTCGCCAATGGTCGCCACCCGCTCCTTGCGTTTTTTGGTTTCGGCAAGCGCCTTTTCATCGCCGGCCAAGGCCAGCCCGATGATGCGCTGGGCTTCGTCCATCACCGCTTCGGGAATTCTGCTTGCCTTTATACATTCGTCGGTGATCACGTCGAGCACTTGGCACAAGTAACGCCCGTTTATTTTTTTGCGCAGTTCCCACTTGCCTGATGGGGTTAACTTGATTGCCTTTGCACCGAGTTTGATATGGTGTTTTTTTGCCATCTGTTTTTTGTTCTTTCTTGGTTGGTTAAGGCCGAGCGTACCACGGGCCCACGGGCTGACGGTTAAAAGTTGCGGCCACGAAATCCACCGACTTGCCCACAATTCGGGCGGCAAAGTTAAGTAAAAAGTTAAGCACCGGCGCCGCTGAATTCGGCGCTTTGCGGTTTGGCGCTGTTATACCGAGCCGAAAACGATCACCGCCAAGCCCGGCAAGCGTGCGACATCCTGCTCCCAAATTAGCAGGGCAGCGCTCTCGGTGTTTACTTGTGTTCACTTTTCGGGGGTTTTGTTGTGAGGACGCATCACAAGTAATCACAAAGAGCGTCGGCAAAGTTAAGTAAAAAGTTAAGTAACCGCGGGCGCTCATTTCGTTGCCTCCACCGTCCAACTTGATTGGCCTTGATGCTGCTCTAGGTCCGCCCGTCTGTAATGAATAAAAGTTACATCCATAATCTTGCCGTCAGGGCTAAAACTCCCCACCACCTTTAGGGGTGATTCATTCATGACGGCATTTTTCAAGACCGGCAAGGGGAGGTCAATCCCGCTCGAAAACATGGTGGCAGAAAGCAGCATTTCGTCAGTAACCCCGCAACCAGTTTCGGGCTTTGGGGTTCGGACTTCTGCTAGTCGTTTCCACCCATTACGGTTGCCATCGTGGCCATCAAAGTTAATCGCAGCAAAGTTTTCGTTTAGCCATAAGAAAGCCGCGACATTTTCACCCATGGCAAACGTAAATGCCTTTGCGATTTTGGTTGGTGAGAATGTCCAACGCGCTTGCGTTGCTTGTAATCTTTTTTTGGTTTTCATTTCGTTTCCGCCCCCTCGGTTTTTTTGTTTTTCTGCGCGGCTCGCCACTTGGCCCAGCGTGCGTTGATTGCGGCCTTGGCCTGTTTGCGTCGCTTGGCGGTCCCGGCCGGGTTGGCCTTGCCCCCCTTGGCGCCGATCTTTGCCATGTAGGCCGACACCTCGGCCGGCACTTTAGTTTTGTTGGTTTTCATAATAAATTTTACAGGCCGCTTCATTCTCCTCGCGGCCGCGTTGCCATGCGCTCGCCCATGCTTCAGAATGGTCGGCGCCGGGCTCGCGGTATTGCACCGGGAGGGTCGGCGAATTGTGGGGGAATTTATTCCACCCATCATTGAACGCGGTAAAAGCGATTTCAGCTTCCCGCGTCTTGAATAATTTAAGTCGTATGCCTTTAATCATGGTCGTCGTGTTTTTTTAAGGGGTTGGGGTTTAGGAAAGTTTTTTAATGCCGGCGCGGTGCAAATCGTATTTGGTGGCTGGCTTTGCGCTGGCGTAATCGTCCGGGGTGACTTGTAGAACCTCGCCGCCTTTAGCCAGTTTTATTTCGTAAAAGTCGTCATCGCCGCAATCGGAAAGGCAACCCAGCCTGTAAGCCAAAACGTCGGCCACGATTGACCGGCCGCGAAACTCGCCCCAAGTCTTGACGGGCTTGCTGATGTTCTTGAATAAAAAGATTGTGTTGTCGTTCATAATTTTAAGGGGTTGGGGTTTAGAGAAAAGGAACAGAATCAACGCCGGTGAGTTTGGAAACGGCGCGGCGAAATGCTGCTTGCTCGCGGGGGTCGTTGCTCGCGTAGGTGTAAATGGTGCGGCCGTTGCAGGGTAGGTAGGCCCAATTTCCGCCCGAAGTTGTCACGCCGCCGATGTGGCTTGAGGTAACGCGCTCGGCATACTTAAGCACGCCGGCGCCGGTGAAGTAGTCGTTCCCGCTCACACCGATTTGCGCGGTGAATTTTTCACTCAGTTTGCGGCCGTACATCTTCGAACCTTTTAGAATTTGTTGGTTCGTGTTGTTGTCGTTCATAATTTTAAGGGGTTGGGGTTTGGTTTTGGTTTAGAGGTTTCTCAAAATTGTCCGAAAAGTTTTACCGCAGCACTTACAGCGATCCTCGCGGCCCATTGCCCAAAGGGCATCTTGGCCACTGAATCCAACGAGCATTTTTTCAAATCCCTCATTCCACCGGGGAACGATTTTGATCTCGCCGCAATGCCCGCAGGGCACTGTCTGGCGGCTTTTCTTGGTGGCTTTTTTCTTGGTGCTGTCGTTCGTCATGGTGTAAAAGTATACCAAGCCGCCTCGTTTGTCCAACTTTATTTTTAGGGGTGGAATTAAACCCCTGTTTTTGTGGGGTCAATCGACGAAACTTTTTTTCTCGTGCCCCGGTTCGTCAGAATTTTGATTGCCTTTTTGAAGTGCTTACGGCGCCCCCAGTAGTCTGCAATGGGGTGGCTGCCGCTTTGGTCGGTCACGATCCCATCACGAACGGCTTGCCAATGGTAGCCGGTTTGCACGATGTAACTCACGCCGGGCATGGCGTACCACTCAACCCAGTTCGCCAAGGTGCCCCGGCCCTCGGTGATCACCTCGTATTTGTAGCGGTATTGGTCCAGCATCTTTTTGACTTGCCACGTGTAGGTTCCGCCGCGCCACTTGTCGGCCATCTTCAGAGTTTTTTTGAAACCCTTGAAAACCTTTTCAGGATCGCGGCCGGTGACGTGGGCCACGGCGACCACGCCGCAAACGGGTTGGCCTTTGATCGCCTTGCCGTTGATGGTTTCGGCGCCGGTCACTTGGCGCCCCCTTGGTCAATGTGGAGTTTTGTTTTCTGTTTCACGTTCGTTTTTTTTCTGGGTTATGGTTCGAATTGTTTAGCGGTTAACGGCGACGCTGGCGGCGTCCACGATTTGGCCAACCATTTTGCTGACCGCTGCTTTCTTTTTGTAGTCGTTGCGGAGGTCCGCCAAATATGTCACCTCGGTTTTGTCGATCTTGGCGCCGTTGTGGTGTTTTTCGGTTTGGGCGCTTTCCTCCATCATTATTTTGTCAGCCGCGCATTGTCGGGCAAGGTTGCAATCTTCCGTAAGCTCGTAAAGCGCTTCGGTCAGTGAGCCGTTGTCGTCGATATTGATACCGGCGCGGATCGCTTCGTGGGTTTCGTAGATGTCGGCATATTGTGAGTCGTAAATATATGCAGCGCCGTATGTTTTCGACTCTTTGTCATAGGTCAAAGTTGCGCCCACGGTTAGGGCCGCCAAAACTAGGTGGCTCAGGTTTTTGTTTTCTTCGATCAACTCGGTTTTTGTTTTCTGTTTCACGTTCGTTTTTTTTCTGGGTTATGGTTGGTTTATTCTTCAGCCGCCTCGCAATAGGGGGCGACTTGTATTGTGTTTGATCCTCTAAAAATCACTTGGCGCTTGGTGTCGGTCTTAACGTCAAACAGCGTCGTGGTGCGTTGGGTCGTGGTCCGGGCCCACGCCGAGCATGGTGTGACGCGTGTCACCTCGTAGGTGGCGCCGCCCAGTTCGAACAGCTCGCCGATGCGGCGCAAAAGCGCGTTGCCCTTGCGGGCCGGTAGCCGGTCGGTGACATATTCCGCCGCGCCGTTCACCTCGACCACTTCGAGGCCGGCCGGGGTTTCCCTGTATTCGATTCGTGTTGTCATAATTCTGTTGTTTTAATTCTCGATAATATCGAAAGAAGGTTTTGCGGTTTCTAAAAAAGCAAGTTTTGCTTTTGCCCTTGCGACCACTGGGGGCTTGGCCAAGCTGGCGTAATTTTCCATCCAGCTTTTGGAACAGCGGAGGCCGCCGGCGATACTGCGCCTTGACTCATTCAAGCCGACTTCCTTTGCCATCTTCCTAGCATCCTCGATAGTGTGAGCAAGGATTGTGAGTTTGGGGCTCAAGTTAACTCCGATAAAATTTCCGTTTTCTTCACAGGTCGCGGTTCCTTGAATTTTCCCGAAAGACTCAATCAGAATTTTGCGAATGCTAACAGTCACTTTTTGCGTCTCATAATTCTCTCCCCAGACCGAAACTCGAAAGGCCGTCATGCCCTTTTTGAATTTGGAATTATCGGAAAGAAGGTTTGCGCAGTTTTCGAGCTTCTTGAGGAGTGCTTTCGTTTGGTTGCTGTTGTTGTCGTTCGTCATGTCTTTGGGTTTCTGTTGTTGTTCGTGGCGCCCTTTCGGGCGCCGGTGGTTTAGCCTAGTAGTGCGTCCAGAATCGCGAGGTGGCGCTCATCAATTGCGCGATCATGGGGGCAGATAATGCAGTGCTTGAGACTTCCGCGAAGAACGTCACGATACGCCTTCTGTTCATTGAGTGGCATATTATTGAGTGCCAGCACGTCGTTGCTTGTGCGTTGGGGCGTGGCGGCCGTAACCTTGGCGGCGGCAAAAACCTGAGCCGCGCTCAGTCTGGTGATTTGGTTCGTGTTGTTGTCGTTCGTCATGTTGTTAAAATATACGAGGCCGGCTCGTTTGTCCAACTTTATTTTCAGGGGGTCCATAATAGCTCTGTTTTTGTGGGGTCAATTCTCCAAACTTTTTTTATCGATGGCGGGCCCTATTGAATAAATTCGATACTTTAGGCGGCCTCGCATTTCGGTGGCGCTGGTTAAGCGGTAAAAGTCGCCGGTGGCTTTTTCGCAAATAAGGCCCTCGCTTGCGAATGGCTGGGCGGCCCACCACGCCCACCCGCTTGCCAGCTCGCGAGGTGTGAACGCGCGGCAATCTTCATCAAATAGGTGCACCCCGTAGCCGGCCAATAATTCGCGGTAGATCATTTTATTTTTTTGGGTTTAGTTGGTTTTGTAAACTGCATGAATCTCGGCGACCCGGCGGCGATCGTTCTTGCGGTTGTCGGTGTCGATCAGGGTGGTGCCGTCACGGTCTAAAACGATGGCGTGCGCCCAGCCGGCGCCGTGTACGATTGCAATATATTTTGCCGCTTGCGGGTCATCCAGCTTGGCGAGCTTCGTGCGGACCTTGCCGACTGTCGTATTATATCCGCCAACCGAGGAGAGGCGCGAACGCACCGCGAAACCGAACCGGCGTAAAATTGAGCCGCGGCGGTTGTCGGTGGCATACTTGCCATTTTTCCGCAAACCTTTACAGGTGTAATTGTAAGCGCTTGCCGGTACGCCGAAAAAGGAAAGGCAAGTCGAAACGCAAACGGTCTTGCGCTGGCCGCTGCCGTGGGTGATATGGTCCCGCAGCACGATGTTTGATTTTGTGAGAGTTGTCATATTTCTGTTGGTTGGGGGGTTGGGGTTTAGAGACCGAGCACATACTGGGTTTGCCCGTTCGCGAATGTGTAAGCGAGATGAAGTTTCTTTCCGTTGGGGCGCCGCAAGATCAGGTCCGCCACGATGCCGACATGGTTGCGGTGATTCACTAGGTTTACGCGGCCCGCTTTGCGGTGCTGCTCGGTGGTAATTACTTCTTCGACGTTGTAGGTGGTGCCGTTAAGTTTGATTTGGTTGCTGCTGTCGTTCGTCATGTTGTTAAAGTATACGAGGCCGCCTCGTTTGTCCAACTTTATTTTTCACCTTTTTCGAAATCGGCCATTTCACCCCTGTTTTTGTGGGGCCAAATGGCCAAACTTTTTTTCAGTCAGAGGGGTTGCGCCCTTTCGGGCGCCCCTCGCCTTGCTGGCTTTAGGAAATCTCTGCCTCTAGTTTCGCGCTCACTTCCTTTGCTGCGGCAAGTTGTCTTTGTAATTCCTCGACCTTTTGCGCTGCCTGTTTTGCTTCGGCCTTTGCGGCCTCTTTTGCCTCTTCGGCTTGCTCTGCCTCTAGGCGTGCCTTGTATTCGATTTGCGTAACTCTCTCGCGCTCTTGGGTGATTGCTGCGGCCTTGTGAACCTTTTCAATCAAAACAGGATCAACCAGCGTAAGGCGTGCGAATGATCCGCCAAGCCAATGAGCGCCGGGGCAAGTGTCAGTTACTTCTTGGCATTTATATTCGTTGTCGAAATACCATGATTCCCAAGTTGCGCCCAGATTGTAACTCACCTCGGCGGCGTCAAGATAGATTTCTGCATTCCCAACTGTTTGGCTTTCTGCATTCCACGTGATCTCTTCAAGAAACTGGCGGGCATATTCTTCGGCAAGTTGCTGGAAGTCTTTTTTTGTTTTTGGCGCTTCGTCTGGGAAATCCTTTTCTCTCAATGAGGCATAATCACCAAGCCCCTCTTGCGGGATCATCAGTGTCTCATGCCTGTCCCATTTCATGCGCTCGCCTGTTTTTGTGCCGCGCACAATTTCAGTCGTAGGCTTTTCAAAATACTTGCGCTTGTCGCTGGCTATGTCGGCGGTGTATTGCGCGAAGGTTTGGTCGAATGGGAACAATTCAATTTTGATCCCGTTTAGTGTATATTCTTTTTCCATGTCTTTGGGTTTCTGTTGTTGTTCGTGGCGCCCTTTCGGGCGCCGGTTCGTTTAGTGTTGGTCGGCGATCGCTTGCGCGAGGTAGCCGAAAAAGTGATTCAAATTGCCGTTTGCAAAATCAATTTTGCGAATGATGTTTTCGACCTGCTTGCGCTCGGCGCCGGCCGTCGTGGAAATGTGACTGATCACGATTTCGGTGTCGATGATGTGGAGGTTCCCGGCGCGGTCGGTCTTTTCAAAAATTTCGGTGCTGATATTCTTCTCGGAAAAAAAGCGGTTGAGGTATGTGCCGGCTTTGAAAAGTTGGCTCCGGGTTTCTTGCTTGCTGTTGTCGTTCGTCATGTTGTTAAATTATACGAGGCCGCCTCGTTTGTCCAACTTTATTTTTCACCTTTTTCGAAATCGGCCATTTCACCCCTGTTTTTGTGGGGTCAAATCGCTAAACTTTTTTTTGTGGAATTGCTCTCATTAGAAACGGGGCCCCCGGATTGCAAGGGCACCAGACCTTCCCGCGGCCGATTTCTTCATGGCCGCACTCAGGGCACCGTTGTGGTCTGGGCTTCGCCTTGCGGTTGATCTGTTCCAAGGTGGGGCGGGCGGGGGTGCGAGTGTTTCCAGTGTAGCGATTCATTTTCCGAAGGCTTGAGAAAGTTTGTCGAAATGGCCGGCGTGCGTTCCCATGTTGTTGGCGTGTTGCAACGCCCGAAACAGGCCGGCGGCCTCGTTAAATGTTTCGCACGTTTTGGCAGCGGCTAAATTCTGCTCCATTGTGGTTGAAACGACGTTCTGCTCTTTTCCGTTTTTCTTCATAATTCTGTTGGTTGGGGGTTAGTTGGTTTTATTCTTTTTCCATTGTGGCGATTATGGAATTCAGATTGTGCCGTATCCCCCACAATGGAGATAAAACGCTTTTGCGGTAGCCTTTAGTGGCCCCGGCTTTTTCGTCGCGGGCTTGTTGGTTTGTTTCGTCCGCGATTTTTTTGTTGAGGTGGCGAAGTTCCTCGCGGCAAGCCATTGCGATTAGTTGTCTCCGAGGCCGATCAAGTTCGATGTTCATGCTGTAGTTGGTGTCGATCTTCATGGCCTCGGTTTGGTTCGTGCTGTTGTCGTTCGTCATGGTGGAAATCTATACCAAGCCGCTTCGTTTCGCGAGCTTTATTTTTAGGGGTGAAATAAAAGGCTTGTTTTTGAGGGGTGAAACGACGAAACTTTTTTTCGTCATTCTGTTGACGTTCTGGCTGCCGGCTGGGTTTTCGGTCGTTCGTTACCCGGTCGGTGGTCTTTTTTTATCGAAAACCGGGCCCCCATGAAAAGGGGGTTTGCCTCTAGGGCGTTTCAGCCGGCAAGCCGCCGGCATACCACCCCGCCGGCAAGTGCACTTTGTTGGCGCTACGTACCCACCTCCCGGCCTTTTTATAGTAGACGTGCCCCTTTACGTCATCGGCCAATCTCACGACGTCCTGAGTGGTATCAACGAAAATGACGTCCGGGCTTGAAACGCAGCTAGTCGCGCAGATCGTCAAGGTCGTCACGAATATGACGGCGCCAGCGCTCGCGTAATTTTTCAGGGGTCTCGGCATCGGTCGCGGTATCTTTTCGCGCCACCCGTTCCTTGACCAATTCGGCAAGGAGCGAAAGCAGCGCCTTTAAAAAAGCGGTCACTACTTTTTAATCTTCGCGAGACCTCGGCTTACGCCATAACCCATGGCACTCAAGGCCCCGGCAATCAGGGCCGCGGCCTTGTTGGCCGTGCCGGCCGCGTCGGCGCCAAGGTCAATCACGCCGGCGCCCCAGAGGATGGAGAAAACTCCACACAATGAGCAAAGCCAAAACTCTGTCGATTTGATTCCCGGTTTCATATTTTCTTCAGCCATTTTTTTTCTCCTTATTATCAATTTCTAGTTTTTCGCGTAGCGCTTCCTCTACGCCGTTTTGTAAAAGCCCGAGGCCAACCGTCAGCAAAATCCAAAGAATTGACCCCAGAAAAAACCCGCAAGCGCCCCCAACAAATAAAGCCTGTGCGGTGCTCATCGTTTTGATAAAAGTTGATCTAATTTCTCCTCGATCCGGTCGAGCCGGTCATGCAAATCAATCTCGCTTTGTTTCATTCGAGCAAGTTCAATTTCGATTTGTGTCATTCGGCTTTGGCCATCGTCCAGCATGGTTAAAATTCGTTTAATGAAAAACCCGCAGACCGCTACCGCGAGAGCCATGCCGGCCTGTATTATTTCTATTAGTTCCATCTCTCTACTAATACCCTAGGTGTCAACCTTTTGCATCTTCATTTTTGGGATATTCCAAAAAGCATTGTTAAACTCTGCTTGCGCTTTTGTGCGCGGTTCATGGCGCACATCTTTGCGGCCTTTGCGAATCCCACTTAGGTGCATCACAATTGTTTCGGGCACCTTGGTAATTGTATTCACCTCCGCAAAAATCATATTCCCTTCAATTCTGAATCCTACCAGTGCCGGGTCAGAGCACGAATGGCCCACAACCTGAATCGAATCAGGCTCGCAGGAATGATGATACTCAGAGCACATCTCTGCCTCGGTGATGTTTTTGCCGTTTGGATAAATTGTTTGAACATCATCAAACCGAACCTCTGGTGATTCAGTACAGTAAACCGCGACATAAGAATCAGGGTCAGGGTCATTTGATTTTACAATGGCAGATTTATCAGCCGAAAAATCGAGGCCACCGGCTGATGTCGAAATGATGATTGAAGCATCGGTTGACTCAAAAGTTGTAGTGGTGCCGGTTTGTATCGCGATGGTGCCGTCATCAGCTTCGATGTCGAAAAGGTCAGTGCCCAGCTCCAGCTCACTGTTAATTGTTACGTCACCGGTGCCACTACCGCCCGTTGATGAGATAGTTATATTATCACCCGCAATTATCGAATCTACACCACCACCACCACCGGCATCGGCCCAAACGGGTGAACCGGATGAAATCGTCAGCACTTGGTCATCGTCACCGGCGGCGAGTCTTTGGCAACTGTTCGTGTCGTAACCGTAAAGAATGTCGCCCGCGGCCCAAGCGGATTGACCGGTGCCGCCATATACTTCATTCAAGACACCGGCCATCGTAATGGTGCCCGCTGCTGTTATCGGGCCACCGCTGAATGTTAATCCTGTTGAACCTCCAGCCACTTGAACTGATGTAACCGTGCCTTCATATTCATCGGTTGAATCAATCGTGACGGTGCTCCCGGCGCCACCATCGGTGATCGAAATGTTGGTGCCTGCGGTCAGGACACGTTCTTCATCCAAATCAGCGTGGGCTGACAGGACAACATATTCAGCTTGAATGGCTGCGGCTGGATCGGCCCACGCAGCCACACCGTTTGTCTCGTGAACCGTCAGAACTTGGTTTGCTGAACCAATCCCCAAGCGACCTAAACTATCGGTTGACGGTGATGAAAGAATATCACCCTTTGTATATGAACCGGTGCCGGTGCCGCCATAACCCACCGCCAAAGTGCCGCCCAAAGTGATTGTCCCGCTGGATGTAATGGGGCCCCCGGTAGTGGTCAGGCCAGTTGATCCACCGGACACCGCAACGCTAGTGACCGTGCCCCCGGCTTCAGAGCTAATTGCCACATTGCTGGCAGACGTCACGCGGCCATAATCATCAACAGTAACCTGAGCCACATTATCCGCATCGCCATAAGTGCCCGCTGTGACCCCTGAAGTGCCAAGCGCAATTGTGCCGCTGGCCGTAATTGTGCCGCCGGTTAATCCGGTGCCCGCAGTTACACTTGTGACCGTGCCGTCATATTGATCGGTTGAATTAATCGTGACGGTGGTGCCACTCACGCTGGTCGTGACATTAGTGCCGCCGCTGAAAGTCAAAGTGCCTGCCGTGGTGATAGCCGTGCCGCTGCCTGAGTCTGCCGCCGCTGTGATGCTCGTGACCGTGCCGCTGCCTGATCCACTTCCATCAGCAGCCGCAGTAATTCGGCCTTGCGCATCAACTGTTATGTCAGCAGAGGTATATGACCCGGCAGTCACCGCCGTGTCATCCAGATTGACAGTGATTGTGCCGCTGCTTGTAACCGGCCCACCAGATGAAGTTAAACCCGTGCCCCCGGCCACGGTCACCGATGTAACGGTGCCTTCATATTGATCGGTTGAATTGATCGTGACGGTGGTGCCACTCACGCTGGTCGTGACGTTAGTGCCGCCGCTGAAAGTCAAAGTGCCTGAAGATGTGATTGCGGTGCCGCTGCCCGCGTCTGCCGCTGCGGTGATACTTGTTACCGTGCCCCCGGCTGAACTGCTAATTGCCACATTGCTGGCAGACGTCACGCGGCCATAATCATCAACAGTAACCTGAGCCACATTAGAATCATCGCCATAAGTGCCCGCTGTGACCCCTGAAGTGCCAAGCGCAATCGTACCCGTGGCGGTGATTGTGCCGCCGGTTAATCCGGTGCCCGCAGTTACACTTGTGACCGTGCCGTCATATTGATCGGTTGAATCAATCGTGACGGTGCTTCCCGCACCCCCATCGGTGATCGAAATGTTGGTGCCAGCAGTTAACACCCGCTCATCGGTTAGCGTGCCATCAGTTGCCAGAGTTACATATTGCGCGTCAGCAGGGGCACCAGATGAGCTACTGCCATCTGCTGCTGAAGTGATTCGTCCTTGCGCATCAACTGTTATGTCAGCAGAGGTGTAGCTGCCCGGTGTCACCGCCGTGTCAGCCATCGATATTGTGCCGCTGTCGGTAATTGCTCCACCCGTCAATCCGGTTCCGGTGTCCACGCTGGTCACCGTGCCTTCATATTCATCGGTCGAATTGATAGTGACGTCACCGGTGCCATCCCCACCCGTTGAAGAGATAGTTACATTGGTGCCTGCAATTATCTTTGTCACCCCACCCCCACCCGCTGCCCACGATGGAAGGCCACTTGCAACGGTCAACACATCATCGGTTGAACCAATTCCCAAAACGTCCAATGTTGGAATGCCACCGGTTGCATCTGAGCAGTATATGATGTCCCCCTCGGTGTATGAGGTAGCACTCAAACCAGTGCCGCCGTAGTCAGCGAGGAGCACCGATGAATCGGCCACCGAAATTGTGCCGCTGCTTGTAACCGGCCCGTTTTCAAATGCTAGGCCGGTTGAGCCACCGTCCACGTCCACACTGGTAACCGTGCCTTCATATTCATCGGTTGAATCAATCGTGACGGTGCTTCCCGCACCCCCATCGGTGATCGAAATGTTGGTGCCAGCAGTTAACACCCTTTCATCGGTCAACGTACCGTTTGCGGTTAGTACCACATACTCAGCATCAGCAGGGGCACCAGATGAGCTACTGCCATCTGCTGCTGAAGTGATTCGTCCTTGCGCATCAACTGTTATGTCAGCAGAGGTGTAGCTGCCCGGTGTCACCGCCGTGTCGTCTAAATTCAGGGTGACTGTGCCGCTGCTTGTAACCGGCCCACCTGATGAAGTTAAACCCGTGCCCCCGGCGACGGCCACCGATGTTACGGTGCCTTCATATTCGTCAGTGGAATTGATCGTGACGGTGGTGCCACTCACGCTGGTCGTGACATTAGTGCCGCCGCTGAAAGTGAATGTGCCTGAAGATGTGATTGCGGTGCCTGAGCCTGAGTCTGCCGCCGCTGTGATGCTCGTGACCGTGCCGCTAGATGATCCATCTGCTGCTGAAGTCAACCGACCTTGAGCATCTACTGTAATATCTGCGTTGGTGTATGACCCGGGGGTGACTGCCGTGTCTGCCATCGATATTGTGCCGCTGTCGGTAATGGCTCCACCCGTCAATCCGGTTCCGGTGTCCACGCTGGTCACCGTGCCTTCATATTCGTCAGTCGAATCAATTGTGACCGTGCTTCCCGCACCTCCATCGGTGATCGAAATGTTAGTGCCTGCGGTCAGCACCCGTTCGTTTGTCAGATCGCCGTCAGCACCCATCGTGACATATTGGGCTCCGATTGGTGCGCCCTCTGTTCCATCTGCTGCTGAAGTCAATCGGCCTTGGGCGTCAACTGTAATATCTGCGTTTGTATATGACCCGGCGGTGACTGCCGTGTCATCTAAATCGAATGTGACGGTGCCGGGTGAATCGCTGACCGTGCTTGTCAAGCCGGTGCCACCGGTGAAGTCAACCGTGTCTGCGTCTGTAACCGTGAATGGAGTTCCACCGTCACCATCACCATCCCATGAATACGAAGAAGTCGAACCGTCACTGGCATCAGTGATTCGGCCTTGAGCATCAACTGTAATATCTGCGTTGGTGTATGACCCTGCTGTGACTGCCGTGTCATCTAAATTCAGGGTGACGGTTCCGCTGCTTGTGATTGTGGTGTCACCGGTGGCTGTGAGTGCGGTTCCCCCCGCCACCTCGATGGAAGTGACGGTGCCTTGATATTGATCAGTCGAATCAATTGTGACGGTACTCCCAGCCCCACCATCGGTGATTGAAATGTTAGTGCCTGCGGTCAGCACCCGTTCGTTTGTCAGATCGCCGTCAGCACCCATCGTGACATATTGGGCACCAATCGGGGCGCCCTCTGTTCCATCTGCTGCTGAAGTGATTCGGCCCTGCGCGTCCACTGTCAGATCGGTGTTTGTATATGACCCGGCGGTGACTGCCGTGTCATCCAGATTGACCGTCACGGTGTCGGTGGCACCTCCAACCGATGAAAGACCGGTGCCTCCTGCGATTGTTACGGTGTCAGCATCTTCAATCGTTTGATTGCTGCCTGAATCCCCCGCAAGCGTGAAGCTATCAATCCCACCACTAGATGAACCGTCAGCAGCCGCCGTGATTCGGCCCTGCGCGTCCACTGTCAGATCGGTGTTTGTATAACTGCCCGCAGTCACCGCTGTGTCATCTAAATTCAGGGTGACGGTTCCGGTGCTAGTGATTGTGGTGTCACCGGTGGCTGTGAGTGCGGTTCCCCCCGCCACCTCAATAGAGGTGACGGTGCCTTGATATTGATCAGTCGAGGCAATTGTGACGGTGCTCCCGGCGCCACCATCGGTGATCGAGATGTTGGTGCCTGCGGTCAGCACCCGCTCATCAGTCAGCGTGCCATTTGTTGACAAGCAAACATACTGCGCATCAATCGGGGCGCCTCCACCACCGCCTGAGCCGTCACTGGCATCAGTGATTCGGCCTTGCGCATCAACTGTTATGTCAGCAGAGGTATATGACCCGGCAGTCACCGCCGTGTCATCCAGATTGACCGTCACGGTGTCCGTTGAACTGGCAACCGATGAAAGCCCGGTCCCCCCGGCGATGGTCACCGTGGCAGCGTCTATGATTGATTGCGTGGGCCCGGAGTCACCGTCTAGATCAAACCCCGTCATGCCTCCACCACCGCCTGAGCCGTCACTGGCATCAGTGATTCGGCCTTGCGCATCAACTGTTATGTCAGCAGAGGTATATGACCCGGCAGTCACCGCCGTGTCATCCAGATTGACAGTGACCGTCGTCGTTGCGCTTGCAACCGATGAAAGACCCGTGCCCCCGGCGATTGTTACTGTGTCCCCATCACTCACCGTTTCAGGTGAGCCACCGTCTCCAGCCAAATCAAAAGAAGTCATGCCGCCACCACCACCGCCTGCGATGGCTACGTCAACCACATCTGTGATTCGGCCTTGCTGGTCAACTGTGATTTGCGCCACATTGGAATCATCCCCATAAGTGCCCGGAGTCACCGCCGTGTCATCCAGATTGACGGTGATTCCGCCGGGGCTTGCGCTTGTAATCGGGCCACCCGTTGTGGTGATTGCCGTGCCGCCTGTGACGGTTACAGACAGCACGCCATTATCCCCCCACTCCGGTACACCTCCAGCACCGACAAGCAACGCTTCACCGCCTATGCCAATGTTGAGCTTTTCCAAAATTGTGGTGGAGGTGCCGGCATAAATAATATCCCCTTCGTCATACGTATCCAGCCCGGTGCCACCATTGTCCGCCTCTAGCACCCCGCTCATCGTAATGGTGCCGCTGTCTGTAATCGGGCCGCCGGTGAAAACCATGCCCGTGGTTCCACCCGACACATCAATCTCATCCACGCCGCGGTCAGCCCAAGATAAAACCCCAGACCCATCCGTTGACAGAATTTGGTCAGCGGTCCCGTCCTCTCCGGGTAGCTCCCAGATTATAGTTGTGATTGAGCTAGCAGCCGGCGCTTTGAAACCGACATAAACCGCGCCGCCGCCGGTCCAGCCGCCCAGCTTCACCGTTGAAGTCAATCCTGCCGCCGTGTCAGCCGGGGCATTTTGCGGCATCACCACAAACCCTTCATCGCCAAATTGATAATACCAACTCAGCTCTTTGCGTGCCCGAATTGAAAATGAATCCAGCTCAAGGTCAGCGCCCAGCTTTGGGTCAGTGTCATATTCAAGTGCCGTTTGTAAATCAAGCAACCACTGAGCTTGGCCGTCAGTCCCCAAATCTAAAGCGAATTTGTTAGCGGGTGGGCCACCTGAATTGATTTTGTAGGTGGACCGAAAAACGATGTTTTCAATGAATGCCCGAACACGCTTCGCTTCCGCGGAATCAAGCAAGGTGGGCGTACTGCCTTTATTGAAATTGCCGCCAAACTGATAGGCTGAATTTGAAACCGACCCCTTGCCGTCTGCTGTAATGATTTCGCTCATTTACAAAGCTGGGGTACGGTATGAAACACGCTCCCAAATGTTGCCCACGCCATAACACCTCCGGCCGATTGGTTCGCGTACATAGATCAAATCGCCAGCCGTCACCATGTCCGTATATTCAGTGTATGTTCGTGAGCCGCCAACAGGTTGCACCGTGGTGTTATCATCGACATAATCGACATATTCACCACGCGCATTCATATATAGTTCCTTTTGTTCGTAAGCGTACATCACGAAATCTGTAACCGGGTCATTAGTTTTCAGAAATTCGTGGCGTACCTCAACCGGCACAATCAGAGTGTAGGGTGGTCTAAAATTTGAATCAGTATCGTAGCTGTCATAGTAGCCGGGGAATGTCACCGCCTCATAACTGTAAGTTGAATAATCACCGGGAACAGTCCCATACCACCTTTGCCACTGAACAAGCCCGCCGCCGATGTCGGTTGGCACCGTTTCCTCGATCAAAAACATTCCTGAATAGTCCGGATCAACTGTATTCAATCCCGTCAGGTAGAAGTCATCGCGGTTGATAACAAACGTGTAGCCGATTTTATAAAGGCCGAATCCACCGATAGCAAATTGTGGATACTGAAAAGTGGTAGTGCCGATTTTTGCGGCATCTTGAAAATCAGTGCTGGGTGCGTCGAATGTTCTTGCCATGATTTTATTGGTTTACAAATTTGCCTTTAAGGGTTCTGTCAATTGACTTCAATGACCCATCCATTGACGTGAGTTTTTCCACGATCGGTTTCAGTGATGTATTGAGGGCGCCCGCTGTAATACCGCCACCACCGCCACTGTGCGGGCGCCGGCCGGCGCTACCACTACCGCCACCGCCGCCACCGCCGCCGGTTAATTTGTTGAAGATGCCGCCAAGCGCACCGCCGACCCCCTTCATTAACCCGCCAACCAAGTCCTTGAGTTTGCTGCCAAGGCTCAAAATTTTGTCAAAGATTTTAGAAACAAAATCCCCCATTGACTTGAACGCATTTGACACGCCGTCAATGCCCATTTTGATCCCATCAAATACGGTTTCAAAAATGCTCTGGATTTTATCAAGCACCTCCATGACCACCTCTCGAATGTAATCAAATGCTTTTTTGAAATCCTTGGTGATAGTGCCGCCAAATAAAATGTGAAATACAAAATCCTTGAGGGCTTGAAATACTTCTTTGAGTTTCGCCCACGAGTCCTTGACTGTGTTGGTGATTTTATAAAACGCCGTCACGAATAGCTCGGCTAGTGATCCAAGTTTTTCCTTCCAAAAGTTCCAAAGCGCCTTCACTCCATCAAAGATTTTGCCGACCGCAAATTGCCATGCCTTGTATAGTAAACCAATGATGACTGCCAAGGCTTTGAGGACCGGCTTTAGTCTGTTCAATTGCTCGAAAATTTTTGCCCAGCCGTTGAAAATCATTGCAAGCACGTTGACAAAAACCGTCAGCCCTTTCAGGAGAAAGAAGACCACCGATCCCAAGGCACTCAGTTCCTTTCCAGCGGTTGTACCGTTTAATGAAAGCCCAAACATAAGGGCCGCGCATTCAGCGAGCGTGCCGAGAAATGTACCAAGCGCGGCGCCAAGTTTCATGAATTCAATAAATAGTTTTACTAGGGCGACCGCCAATTCGCTCAGAGCTTCCTTTAATGGCGCGGCGGAGTCGGTGGCGGAGAGCATCTCCTCCATAAATAGCGTAAAGGCTGGCCTCAGAATGTCCCATGCTGCTTTCAATGAGGTTTTGACACTCTCCCACATTTCTGCGAGTCCCTCCGCGGCTTCAGTGAAGCCGGGGAATTGCTTCAGCCACTTTGCGCCGGCCCTAATCAATTCCCCAAACATTGCCATAATTATGGGCACAACGATTTTTTTAATTTCGTTGAAAACAGTCATTGCGACGCTTTTCAAATCTTTTCCCAATGCCTTGAAATTTTTCCAAATCTCCTTCAGCTTGGTTTTCGTAAAAGTCATAAACGCTTCAAAATTTTTCTGTGTCGGCCATAAGAAAAACAGAAATGCGGTGCGGGCAATTTCCCAAACATTTTTGAAGATTTGGCCGAGGGTAGGCGCCAGCTTTGCCACTAGCGCCACCATTAGGAAAAAGTTTTTATAAATAATAATAAACAAATTTCCCAGCAGGGCGATGCCCGGCACGATGGCCGGGGCCAAACCAATGGCGATCTTGATTAGATTCTGGATGGTCTTCACGATGACAGTTGCAACCGGCAGAAGCGTGGTCAATAGATTGCCCCATGGGAGACTTGAAAGCACCTTTGTCAACTGATCAAAAAGCGGTTTGATTCCAATTACCCACACCCGCGCAAACCCGTTTATTATTCCAGCCCAATCAATTGAACCAATGGCGGCAATCACCTTTTGAATCGCCGGCGTCACTTTTTCAATAAGGGGCGCCAAGGCTTTGCCAAATTTTATCATTGCGACTTTTGCGTTGGCGGTGATCTTTTCCCAAGATCGGGCAAGCCCTTTGTCCATCATGTTGAAGGCGGTCGTCGCTTGGCCGGTGGTCGTGGACATCCCTTCCAAAACCGCATTAAACTGTTTGCCCTTGTCGCCTGTGAGAGTGAGCACCGCGCTGATTGCTTCCACTGAGCCAAGCAACTTGCGCAGGGTAATCATGTCGCCATTAGCGGCCTCGACAATCATATTCATGGCTTTCACAAGTCCACCCGGCCCTGCCACAACTTTGGCCAACTCTCTCGCGTCAAGTCCCAGCTCGGCAAATTTCTTTTGGCTCCGCGTGGATGGCGCAATGATGGATTGAATTGCTGCCTTGAGCTGCGTCATCACTTGGGCGGTGGGGGTGCCCTTCGATGTCATCGTGGCGACGGCAGAGGACAAATCCTCAAACGATACATTTGCGGCATTAGCAATCGGCAGGACGTTATACATCGTCGAGGCCATTTCCCCAAAAGTGGTTTTGCCCATCTTCACCGCTTCAAACATGATGTCAGCAGCGCGGGCAGCGGTAATATTTTCACTGCCGTAAGTGTTCACCACGGTTGAAAGGGCATCCACCGCAGTATTTAGATCGACCACCCCAGCCTTGCTTGCTTTCACCGCTGATTCTAAAAACTGAAAAACATTATCAGCCGGCACGCCGGCCGATAACGCCGAATAAAGAGCGGGCACAATCTCCTCGGGAATCACCCCCATTTTTTGCGCTAATTGCAAGACCTGTGATTCCATATCTGCCATGGCCGCTTCGGAAATTCCGGGCAATAAGGTGAAAACCTCTCCCATTCCTTTTTCTAGCTGGGCAAATGCCTTGACCCCTTTGACGGCGAAAATGGCGAACGCGGCGCCGGCGAGTAGCATACCCGCTTTGGCAATGGCGGCCATTCGCGCCATGGTCGCCTTTGCCCACGCCCGCATTTTTTTCCCGGCAGTTTTTAAGCCCCGAACCATGGCCGAGCTGTTAACCCCGATTAGAGCTGTAATTGCTACTTTACCCGCCATTCTTATTGGCCTCCGTGATTGCTTTCAGCATTTCGTGACGTGTTTTGTCAGCTTCGGGTGAAAAATCCGGGTTAGTCTTTTCTGAAACGCGGGCAGACATGGCCGACGAAAGCAGGGAAGCACGCTCAACGGGCATTTGAAGAATGTCGGCGGCCGTCCAATGATATTGAGACGCGAATGCGTCCACCATTTGAGGCAGCCAGTTCGATTCAAGCACGCCGTTATCATCGGCGCCCAGTTGCTCGGCAATGCTCTCCATGTACTCAGCAATTTTGACGGCGTACTTTCGCCAGCGGATCATGCAATGATTCAGGCAGAAGCGTTTGCCGTATTTATTGCCCACCCGAAATTTGGGCGAGTTTATCCAGAGAAAGGCCAGCACGTCCATGCGTTCAGGCTGGCGCCCGGTCACGAAAGGGCTCTTGACTTGCTCCAGCCAAAGCAGCCTTTCAATCGTCAGGGGTGCAATATCAAACCGGCCCAGCGGTATTATAATCGGAAGAAAAGACAAGGCGACGTTTGCCCTGTCTTGCTCCCGCGCCGCGGCCAGCTTCGGTTTGAATTCCTCCCAAACCTCGGCGGCCGTTTGGGCCATTAGTTAATTTTCTCGTAAAATGAAACGCTGCATTTCGCATAATCACCTTGGCTCTGGGCGTCGCCCACCTCGGTTATGACGTAAGTGCTATTATTGCGGGCGTTCGTGGTTGATGTTACAATCTCGTGTCCAATGCTCGGATTGGGTGCGGTCGCCGATGAGTCTGTGGAATATTGCAAAGTTGCCGATCCCTCGACGCGGTTGGGGATCAATACAGTGCCCAGAGGTTCGCCGTTTGAGTCGTTCAAATCCACGCGGTTGGCGCCGTAGGTGAATGACATTGATTCCACCACGTAGGTGATGGAGTTAATTGTAACTGGTGAGTCTTGAATCCCAAAACTTTGGGTTCCGTCTTGTGTAATGGCCATTTTTTCGTTTTCCTTTAGCTGAGTTTGCTCGGCGTTTAGTGCCGTGACGGTCGTTGCCGCCTTCTATAAATGGGCCCGGTGTCAACCTTATGCCGGCCAAGCGTCGTCGCGTATTTCAAAAATTATGGTGTAGGATAGCTGCGTGATATTCATATCACCGTCTACCTCGTAATCGGCCGCCTCTGGTTTGAGGTATTTTACGCCGTAATATTCCAGCGTTGTGGCGTCCCAATTGTCCGCGCTGTGCATCAATGCCGTGCGCATTTTTGCGCAATAGGTCGCATGATCGGGGGCGCCCCCGGTCGCGTTATCAGTCACCAGCTTTGCAATGAATGTTGCGCCGAATGAGCGATAATCTAGCGTAGAGCTTGAGGCCCCACCGTTGCGGGGCGCCACTGGCTCGTTTGACCCCTCCATCATGAGTTGTACCTCGATCCGCGGGGTGTTGAGTGTATCCTCGACCACCGTGCGGGTGACGGTAATGCCTACGTCAGTATTGAGAAACGTCACCGCCGCCGTTTCAAAGTGATATTCGAAATTGTTAAGGTCGTTAAGGTCGGTGGCAGCCATGGGTCAGGGCGTCGATTGATATTGTGAAACGCAAGAGAGCTTGAGGAGCACGCCGGCGGCGCCAACGTCTGTTTCCCATACCTTATAGCTTCGGCCCCCGGTGGAAAGCACCCACCCTTTACTCGGCACCGTGCTCAATCCGTTTTGGTTGATGTAAAATTTTTGATCGACCATTTCCTCGCGGCCGTTCATTTCCACCATAAACCGCTGCGTTAGTTCCTGCTTGGACGCGGTGAATTCCACCCCCACCGAGCTGGTGGGCAGCACCGTCACCAAGGTCACTTGACAATCTAGGTTTGCAAAATCCAAGTCTGCCGAAAGCTGGGCTGTGCTGTAACTGGCCATAATTAAAAAAACCCCCCGACCACGATGCGCTACGCGTGGCCGGGGGCGGCGGTTCCTTCACCCCTTGGCTAATTATGCACCGCTAATAATCTCGCCGGCATTGCTGTTGATGATAATCTCATCCACGCAATTTCGGACACGCACCACGCTGGCCGGTGGCTGCTCGGTGCGATATGTCTCACTGACGAACTGGCCGCCTCTAGCGTTGTAGGCGAGAGTTCGGCCAATGCCGCCATTGCTAAACGGTCCATTTGCAAGGCTGGCAACGTAGTAGCTTGTGGTGGGCCATACTTTAGAACGGCTGGCCGTTTGGCCTTTCACCGCGGTATTATATTGGCTTTTACAGATCACGACATCATCAACGCCGAGCACTCTGGCCACCTGATCGGTTGCCCATGCCATTGTTCCCGATCCATTTATGAGGTTCCTCATGTCATCGGTCTGGAGCATTTCTTGATATAGACTCGCCTCAATAATGAGATGAATTCCCTTAAAAATGCCGTTGGCGTTTATGCGCATAACTGCGTTATTTATGTCCAGAATCGGCGTTGCCGTGCTCGCGGCACTCATGGCCGCGGTGGCGGCCGTGCTGTTGAATCCTGAGCCGCTCAATGCGGTGGCAGTCCGTAGCTCGTGGCCCACCATTAGATCATCGGCAAGTTGATTTGCGGCAACTGTGGCGATGTCAAGCAGGGCGTCGGTCTGGGCGTTTGCGATGTCTAGATCATCTAGGCTATTCTCTACGCCATACTCGATGCACTCAAAACTTGCGCTCTCGTATTCCCCCGATGCGCTGGCAAAGTTGCTGCCGGGTGCGCGTGGTTTGCTGACGTCATTGTCAAACTGGTTTGACTTGATTAAAACATATTTACCCGTTTGAGAGTCAGACCCTTGGACCGGTAAAATGCGTGTGCCGACAAATTCCTGACGGTCAACCTCGTTGACGGCCTCATTAATTATCGGGTTAAAACTTGCTGATGCTGATGAAAATACACTCATGATTTTTTATTATGCTAAGAATGTTTGGTGAGGTATTAACTCGATGACGTCGCCATCGGTGGAAGATGCCTGAACGGCAACACCTATTTTAGTATTTGACGAATCCGTGCCTATCTTGCCTGTTCCGTCCACATAGCACGTGTCTGCGACGGCGATTGTGTCACCTCCAGCCAGCACTTGAATGGTGCCGCCGGCGTTCAATAATTGGACGTTGCCCCATGCTGATGCGGCCACGTCCTCTGTTGTCACACCTATAATTTGCTCGGTGGCATTGTCGCCAGATGCGGCGATGGTGCCGCTTGAGTCTAGTGTGACTAGACTATATGCGGAGATAGCCACGGCAGTTGCTTGGAAGCTGCGGCCGCTGGCTTGATTTGTTGTTGATCCCATTTTTTTCTCTTTAGTTTTGTTGGAATAATTCCGGGTTTTTCTTTGCCACCGCCAGAACAGCCGTCGAGCGGGTGTCACCGGGGTGGAGTTCTAAATGCTTTTCGATGAGATGTTTTTTTGCGTCCTTGACGCTACCGAAAGCCGCGGCGGTTGGTTCCTTGATCGGGGCCGTGCCGGCGTGGAGTTTGGTGAGTTCATCGACGCGGGCCCGCAGCTCGGCTATTTCGCCCATTTCCTCGGCTTCCTCTTTCCGGGTATCAGGCACGCCGGTCATGTCCATCACTTCACGTAATCGGTTTAGGGCGTTTTCCATGTGGCTGTAAACTTCCTCTACGGCAGCCCGCATTTTTTCCTGATATTCGTCCTCTGGCTCCTCCATTTCTTCCTCCTCTTCAGGCTCCTCGTCTTCAGGCTCCTCGTCTTCAGGCTTCTTTTCGGGGTCATCTTCCGCGAGCTTGTCGGCATCTTCTTTTTCCTCGTCATCAACAGGCTCCTCATCGCCTTGTTCCTTTTCGGCAATTTCTTCCTCTTCCCCACGCTCCTCGTCTTTTTTGTCTTCCTCATCCTGCTCGGCAAGGGCCTTTTTCTTTTTGGCCTTTTTCTTTGCGGGTTCAGGTTCAGGTTCAGGCGCGGGCGGCGTGGGTGTCTTGAAGCGGTCGTCTGTCGCGTGACGGCTTGAGGCTGATTCGTTAGAGGCTCGCTCTAGCTCCATGGCGAGCGTTTCAAGTTCTAGGTTTCCTGTGTTCATATCTCTATTAATAGGCTGGGTGTCAACCTTACTGAACAACGCGCCATTTGCGGCGGGTGTATCAACAAAATCGGCACTGGTTATTTTTAGGGGTCGCACGGTGGGAAGATCGAACCGGGCATTTTCTGGCGCATCTAGTCCCACCTCCATGGTGCGCTCGGTGCCGTCAGACATTTCCCAGAATAGTTGACCCTCGAAAACGATTGAGACGCCAAAGGTTTCGGGCGCCACCTCGGCAATTTCGAAAAGCCGCTCGAATTTTTCGCGGTCGTATTTTTTGAAACTCTCTAAAGCCGTAAAGCGCGAGGCCCTTATGCGGTCCTTGTCGCGGTAGAAACCCGAAAAGTAACCGGCCTCAGTGAGCAGCCGGTCGCCGCTGGCGCCCGCGTGGCTCAAGTAAGCCGGGATAGCCTTGCCGAGCATCAACGTGATTGATGACTCCAGAGTTTTTTGGCTGATCATCATTTGATGACCTTTTGCCTCGCCGGTGGTCAGGATTGAGATGCCCTCAATAACTCCGTTTTCCCGGTCAACTTTCGACGGGCTTTGCGCCTCTAGGCAAATGGTTTCAAAATTGGTTTCGTCCTCCCATCGGCGCCGAGGTATCCAGCCACGGGGGCCACCGTAATCAGGTGGGAGCCGTTTGGCGCGGGGTAGGCGCGGGGCGGCCGGTAGCCACGGCGCACGGGGTAGCCAGCGGGGCGCCAGTTCCTCCTCTTCAACGCCGGCCTTTTCCTTGGCAGCGTCGAGCAGTTTGCCGGCGGTGGCAAAAATTTCATCTTCCTCGGTCTGGGCGGCGCGGGTGCGAATGGCCCGCAAGCCGTTTAGTGAAACGCTGGCGAAATCGGCAGAGAAAGGGTATTTCCAGTGGGCTTTCGTGTCCGCCGGGAAGTCCTTGTCTTGGCCAAGATGGAAAGCGCCGTATTTGGCCCAGCCGTTCGCCTCAATATATTTATCTTGGGCGGCATTCGACGGGCCTTTCCATTTTCCAGACTCGGTGATTTTACCGGCCGCGATTAGCTTGGCCGCCTTGGTTGCGCCAGCTTTATTGCGCGTCGTTGCAAGTTCCGTTGCTTCCATTATTTCCCTTTCGGCTTCGGTGTCTCTGGCGCCGCGCTGGGCTTTCCGTCCTTGGCTTTTTTGAGGCGCTCGGCATACCGTTGCTCTTCTGTTGTCAACTTGGCTTTTTTCTTTTCGCTTGGGTTTTCGATGTAGTCCCAGAATTTTTTTCTCATGGTTTGTTTTGGTTGGTTGTTTCTTCGGCTTCAGGTGCGGCGCCCGGTGACATTGCCAACAGCTCCGCAAAATTCGCGCTGGCGTTGGTTTGAATCTGATTGAATAGCTCGCGGTAATCGTCAACGCCGAATTCTTCGGCAACCTGTTTGGCGTCGGCGATGTTTTGCGCCTTGCGTCGCATAATGTTCAGGGCTGAATCGCCGAAACTGCTGGCCACGTCGTCAAGGCTCATGGCCCCAAGGGCCACATATTTCATGTCTGATTCGACCTGACTGCTGCGGTTGATCCAGCGAAAGCGCGGCGGCTGAAAGCGGACCTGAAAGGGGTCATCCACTTCAGGGGGCACCGAAAGTTCACCATCAGCCACCCATTTGCCCACGCGCCACCGATAGATTTTTTTCATCAATTCAATGATGCAATTTTGCTCCTCTTCCACTTGGGCCTGATATTGCATGACGACGCCCTGCGAGGCGCTGAACGAACTGCCGCCGATGTCGCCCAGTAAAAATTCGTAAGGTATGCCGATCGCCGCGCCCACCTTGCGCAATTCAAAGGCAAGCCACTCAATGCCGTTGACATTCGGGCGCCCGTTGGCCGCAATCGTGGACACATCCTCGCCCGGCTCTAGGTAGTGGAATGTTCCCGGCTCGAAATTCTCCAGCCGGCCCACGGTGTCCTGATCGCCGTCGGCCTCGCGGTTGGCCAGCTCGAAATTGACGGCGCCCTCGCGCTTGATAACCGCTGACAATGATGCCGCGACCTTGGCGGCGATCATTTCAATTTCCTCGTATTCACTCACGTCCATGAGCGTATTCACGCAAGGGGCGAGAGTAGGAACGCCGCGCCACTGGCTTGGGCGCTGGCGCTTCATGTACAAAGTAAAGTCAGCGGCCGGCACGTTGGTCACGTCGGTCAGCACGCCATTGACCCGGCGGCCGACCATGTATTCAAGGGGGCGCCCGTAGTCGTCAACAATCACGCCGTTTTTGTCGGGGTCATCCTCATTGAAACCCGTGATCCCCATGGGCGACCCAATGCGGCTACCCTCGAAAATTTGAAGCTGGCCGTTTGAGCCGTATAAAATCCCGATGTCACCAAAGAAAAGCGGCGCGTCAACGATTTCCTGTTGCACCGCCTTCATGTTCATCATGTGGGTGACTTCAGGCGCCTCGGCCCATGCGTGCCAAAGGTCGAGCAGTTGCTCGTTGAAATCCTCGGCGGCCGTCGCCGGCTGGGGCACGATCCCAGACCCCACCACGTCAGTGCGTTTCAGCCGTGAAATGCTTTTTACAATGGGATTATTCCGCTTCATGTTCAGCAAATTGCCGACCAGTTGGTCACGGTCATAGGGCGGCAGTTCGACGTTTTCGTCGCGGATAGGATGAAAGCCCTTTGCCTTTCTGTAGCGGTTAGACCGCACCGCGTCATACCCGAACAGGATACGCGCCGCCGTCTTGGCTCTATTCCAAATTTTCAATTCCATGACTCGAAATCTACGCGGTTTTTGCCATAGGCTTTGTAGGTGGTGGAGCGTGCCAAAATTTGCGTTTCAAGGGTTTGGATTTCCTTCCACAAGTCGGCCCGGTTGGCATAGGTAAAGGTGCGGTCACCCATGCTATAGGACGCGGTTGCGTTGCTGCTTATATTGGTGTAGGCCGTGACTAAATTATCGCGCAGCGTAATTAGCGTGGCTTGGCTTGTACGTTCGGCCATCTCTATAAATGGGCCCGGTGTCAACCTTTGGGGGTTATTTGACCAAAATACCGGGGTATTTTTTTGCCGTTTCCTGTGCGCTTTTGAAAACGCCTCGCCGGTTGTTTTGTTGAAAAAACTGGAGGCGGCCTTTGATTGCCCGCTTTATTGCACCCCGGCCCTTGGCGTGCTCGTTAAGGCAGCAATCAGCCCCGTTAAAAATCTCGATTGCGTATTTTGAGCCGGTGCCGCGGGGGGTGCCGTTTTCGGTGCTGTTGGATTTATACGACCCGGCCTGTGCGGCAATTGCTTTATTCATCGACCCGGCCGCCTTGAATTTTGAAAGTTGAGCACTTCTGATTCCCGCTTTTTTTGCACATAAATACCATGTCGCTTTGCCTGAAAAAATGCGGGCGACTGCCCGGTCCTCGTAAAATTTCATGCGAGCTTTGAGGCGGTCCCAAACCTTTTGCGGGTAATAATTTTTAGTGTAGTATTTTTTGCCGCCTTTTTCCAGCGGTATAAAGGGCACTAACTTTTCACTTTGCGGCGTTCTACCGCCAGCGCTGAGTTTTTTAGTTCGGGCCTTGATTTTGTATTTTTTCCTAATGTCTGCCGCCTTGGCGCGTTGTGTAAATCCAGCCGCGGCCGACAGAATTGAAACGGCCTCGCCCTTAATTAGTGTTTCCCAAGTGGTTTTGCGGCCCATCTTTCGTTTTAGGGCCAACAGGTAGGCGTCAAATTGAGCGGGAGAGACTGAGAGTTTTGGAGAAACGGGCATCAATTAACCTTCAAAAGTTTATAGATCAGGAAACAGAAAAAACCCGCGGCGGTCAGGTCGAACCACAAAGCTAATTTTTTATTGGTGCCCATCTACTAAAGGGCCCGGTGTCTACCAAATGGACGGTTTTTTTGCGCGGGGGTTTTTTTGCGCGGGTTTGGCCTTGTCGGTGTCGGCCAAGTCTTTGCCCTTTCTGATGACGGCGCCCCCAAGGCCAAACACGTGCGAAAGCGTCAAAATGTAGGTTTCGCAATCCCAATAATGATCTTGTTTGTGGCCCTCGACAACCCATTCCCATTTGACTTTGCCCCTGCGGTCGGTGCGTTCGATGTGATTGGTCGAAAGCATTTGCCGAACATATTCGGCATCGGTGTCTTTGTAGGTGAACCAGTTCAGGTTAGTGCCGTTGCGCCGCTTCAAAAGTTCACCCTGCCACACGTCTTTATTTATATTCAGCAGATTGATGACCGCTTTTTTCACCTTGCCCTGCTTGACCGGGCTGAATGGATCAACGCCCGTCATTTTGTAGGGGTGGGGCAATCGCTCCCAGCCTTTGGCCCCAAACCAGAACGGGCGCCGGGCGTGGATTTCCTCGTAGATTTCTTGGGTGCGGTATCCCGTGTCAATAATCCCGTAAGCGCATTCGTATGTTTGGGCAACGGCGGTCAGGTCATCAAAGGCCGGCGCGGTGCCGTGGTCAACTAACCAGCTTTTGCCGTCCCGGTCAAATCCACGGATGACCCAGAAAAAAATCGAGCGTTGAACGTCCACCCCGATGATGCGGTAGTCGCCCTTGATCGTGCCGCGTTTATATTTTTGTTCCACGATCTTAAATTTTTCGGGGTCAATTGAGCCCTCGTCTGGGTTGTAGGGTTCGGCCAGCCACCCATTGACAAAGGCGCCCATTGCCCCCGGCGCCGCCTTGGCTTTCAGGTATTCAAGGGCCACCCGGCCGAATGTGATCACGGGCGAATATATGGAATTGAGATGATACGAATGGAAACCCAGCTCGCTGCTTGAACTGGTTGCCTCCCAATTTCCATCGCGCAACATTTTGGTTTTGTGCCCGTCCAGAATTTTGCCGCCGCACTTTTCGCAAACGTAAAACGCAGATTTTTGAACCACGCCAAGGTCAAATTCATTGGCCGCAAGATTGGCTTTTTTGTCCCACTTGATATTTAACTCGCCCTCGTCATCCTTGAGCCTGAATATCATCGGCTTCGAGCAATGGGGGCAGGGCATCATGTACCGGCGGCGGTCGCCCAGTTGGAATTCTTCCCAGATGCCGCCGTGGACCATCACCGGCGTGGAGCTTTGCAAAACCTTGTAATCATGCTTGCCCTTGATTCGGTCCATACATTCCCGGCGCGTCCGCTCGTCAATCACGTCAATTTCATCCAGCACCAAGACGCTGACCGGGTAGCTGCGCACGTTCGCCGCGGAGCCGGCGCCGACCAAATTCATGGTGCACCGCGCAAATTCCTGTTTGGTTAAGCTGAACCGGTCTTCGTCAATTGTCCCGTCCATGTATCGCGGGAGGTGTTTCAGCAGCGCTTTTGATTCCCGGCAGAATGGCTGCCAACGCTCCGAGCTGAACGCTTTGCACAAGGCCAGATTGGGAAACACCCAAAGAATTGCCCGCGGCTCGCGGTCGATCACGTGGCCGAGCATCACGTAAAAAGTGGTGGTCTTCGCGGTCTGCGATCCCCAGCAAAGCGAAACGCGTTTTACGTAGGGGTCGGCGACGGCCTCCAGAATTTCGTCAACATATGGATGTAACCGTGTCGAATAGGGGCCCGGCTGCTCGGTAATGCGTGGCGACAATTCCACATTGCTGGTGGCCCATTCGTGAACGGTTAAAACCTCAACGCCATCGAAAAACGCCCAGCCGTATAAATCCAGCGGTTTAATGGTCGGCCTTTTTGTTTTTCTCCATCATTGCAAAAATTTTGTGAAGCCCTTCACGCACCGCGGCCTCGGCCTGTTGTGGGTCGGTTGGGTTTGCCTGAATTGCCACCGCTTTCGGGTGGGCGTCGAGTAAAGCCCGGAGCGGCGCCAGCACCTTTTTGATTGTCGCCTTGGCCTCCGCCATGGGCACAAGCCCGGCCTGTGCGCGTTCATATTCAAGCTCTTTTAGTTTGCGCTGGGCTTCCTCTTTGCCGGCTTGCGCCCGGAGGAGCTTCGTGCGCAGGGCTTTCATTTCATCGCTCTGGTGCTCGGCGTTTGTGTGGTGCGGGTTTTCGTCAGCTCGTTTTTGCAAGAATTCCTGCCACGCCTTCACCTCCATGGTGGCCGGGCCGCCGTGATGGTCGCGCAAATCCCACACCGTCTTTCTGCTCACGCCTAAAACCTTGGCCAAGGCCGACCAGCTTCTTGGCTTTTTCGTGGTTGGCTTTTCGGCCTGAGTAGCGGCTATCGTGTCGAGCAAATCCAGCTCGCGCTTGCTCAGTACCTTGCCGGCGCTCACTTTGCGCACGATGTTTTCAAGGTTTTTGCGCTGAATTAGCGCGGCTTGCTTGGCCGTGATTTCCTGATTGGCTGCCATTTATTTGGGGCCCCATTGGTGGCCGCATTTTGGGCACGTCATTTCGGTTTCTGGCTTGTTGTCGTCGTCGGTTTCAAACTGGTCAACCATCCGGGCCAGCGCCTTTTCATCGTACCCGGTCAAGGTCAAATCCATGGCGCCGGTGTCGAGTTCAATCAACAGGTTCGCCAAGTCGCTTTGATTCATTTCGGCCAGCTCGGCCAGCCGGTTGTCGGCAATCAGGTGCGCCCATTCATCGGCCTCGGTTTTGAAATCTTGAAAATTTACCGGCACCGATTCCACGCCAAGAATCAAGGCCACCTCATAACGGCCGTGGCCGTTGACAATGAAACCCGATTGATTGCTCACCACGATCGGCGCCCGCCAACCTTGATGCGTAATAATTTTGGCGAGGGCCTTGAGCTGTTCGGGCGGGTGGTGGTTCGGGTTGCGCGGGTTCGGTTTTAATTCCTCGACGCGCCACTGGCAATCGTGAGCGCAATTAATTTCGAGCAGATTATTTTTCATGGTTTGGTTTGAACTGGGTTTTGATCTCGGTTCGAACCGGAAAAATGCGGTTCGTTACCGTTCATATTCAAACAGGTGTTTGAAGAAAGAGCGACCCGCGCCCGGTTT